AATTTTATCCATTTCTGCTTTAAGTTCAGGATATTTAGTATCAAATGTGCCTAAAAAGTCATTGTACGCGGCTAGCGAGTTATTAAGTTCGGCAGAACTAATAAGCCCCGCATCAAAATCAGCAATAGCTTGTTGATGTGTAGCTGCCAACGCGTTGAGTGTTTCTCCATCTTCGCCAAGACCAGCCACAATCTCTACATATTTTGCTTCTAACGCCATATATTCTGCGCTTTTAGCGTTCATTTCGTCTGATTTAGCTTGCACACGTTGGTAGTCACCCGTTAACTTGTCCATAGTTTGAGTGACTTGTACCCCTGCTGCGGTAGTGTTAAACCAATCTTTAAATTCTTTGTCCGCGTACGTGTTCAACTCATTAGCGAGTGTGGCTTCAATGTCACCTCCACCGAAAGCGGCGCTAGTTGTACGCTGCACTGCAGAAGTAATCGCAGCAATTTGAGCCTCTGAATAGCCCGTATTATCACCAAGGAACCCACTAACCGTATTTGTGACGGCTTCAGCAGATAGAACAGCGTTCATTATAGCTTCTGGACCGATATCTTGACCTGATAGCGCTTTACTTAAAGTGGTAGATAATACATTTTGAGCTACTTCAGGTAGCGCAGCATACAGTCCATTAGTTTGTTCGTCTATAAATCCATTTATCGCAGGTAACGCTGTAGATATACCGCCTGTTAAAAATGCTTGTACAGGGTCTTGCCCATAAACAATAGCCCGAGCAGCCGCGCCGCCACCTGCACCAAGAAAAGCTGCTACTGTAGCGTTGCTTGTAGCGTTTGCAACAGCATCCCCTGCGATTTCTCCAACAACTTCACTCGCTGATGCTGCAACATATGATATAGCCGCAGCCTTTAAGGCGTCTCCAAAATCACCTCCTTCGGCTAACGCTCCTGCACCGCTGATTAAGGGTACAACCCACGGAGGTGCGCCTACCGACAGTGCCGCTACTTTTAATACTGCTTGTCCTAAATTTGACTTTAATACATCTCCAGCCGCATCAGCTATGGGTTTTAGTATGTTATCGTCTATCCAATCATCTGCTCCCGTAGCAGCAAGCGCAACTGCTGTACCTCCCCCAATTAAAATAGATGTGGTGAGGCTTGCCCCTACCGCTGCCGCTGTTCCTCCTGCGAGTAAAGGTACTATTAATATTGCCACTATAGCCTCCGAAACTCAGCTAATGAGTCTTTACCAATTTTTATATACGCACGGTAACCACCGGAGTCTAACTGCACCACGTCTATATCAGTGTCAGTATCTTTAGTTTTGTTATACCACACTTTGAACGCAGATAAATATTCTTTTGCGTCAAAATCTGTTCGGTATAGCTCAATATTCTTCTTTTGTAAGTACGCTAGGTATTTTAAACCGTTACGCACAAAATTCTGCGCAGTATCTAGGTTCATTGCTCGCCCTAACATATTGCGTTTATATTTACCTGTGCCACGGTGTCCAATAAATACTGTGTTGCCGATTTGTATCTGGTCTGTGTTAGGACGTGCTAACTCTTCTGCAAGTGCTGCAATAACATTACCCACGGGTTTTCCTGTATTGTTTAATTCAGACGCAGCCGTCATCATAATTTCAGGAGCTTGAAGAGGCCGTTGTTTACTATCTACAACCGTAACCATTAGGTGTACTCCAATAAGTGTTCAACTGAATCTGGTTCTCTTGTTTTGTTGTCATTTATATAGTTTTGAATTGTTCCTACAGTTACTTTACTCACATCGTCAAATCGCATGTCTTGAGGAATCCCATACGCGTCGGTTAGAACTGCTACTATCATAACCATATCTAGACTATCTAACCCTAAATCAGGCATATCGTCATTAAAACTAGTTGCATCCCTAGCATTATCGGCACGTGAGGTTGTATGTTTTATTACAATGTTAAATACTTCTAAAAAATCCATTAAGAATTACTCACATATTGTATTTCTACTGAAGCTGAAGGTAACCCGGGGTGAGGCGAGCTAGCAGCTTCTGTGTGTAAGTTAAGCTGTGTATCTCCAGTAGCCCAATATATTTCAATGTAATCGCTACCCACAAGATCCGCCGAAAAACCCCAATGAATTATGTCGTCATCATTACCTTTTACATTAAATCTATGCCCAGAGTAAGCTACAGCAGCGCCATTTTTCTGCACCCACACTGTTACAGATGTTGCGCTAGAATTGTTGTGCTCTAACTGCAATGTAGCGTCAAAATGATATGTGCCGGGATGTGTTACATTTAAGCGACTATTATTGGAAAGAGTTATACCACTAGCATATGTTGTTTGATTAAAAGTAACAGCATATCCTGTATTTATAGATGTTGCTGTTTGGTCAGCCGTGCTGTAAAAAGCGGCTCGTGGGGTGTAAATAAATCTACCACCGTTATCGGTTGTAAGCACCGCAGATAAAACAGAATTAAGTCTGTTAAAAAACAAACGAAATACATTATCTTTTTGGTCGTTATACGGGCGATTATATTCTGCTGGGGCAAGAGGTATTGCAGGTGCTTCAGGGCGATCTAGTTCATTAGCCATTACCGTCTCCCATCAGGACGAATATCAATCCTTGGAACTCCCAACTGCCACTGTACTCCCAAATCAGTAGATTGAATTTTAAACGCCATTTGTCGCCCACGCACTCGAGTATTTATTTGCCCCGTATATTGTTCAATCGGTAAAGTAGCAGAACGAGCCACTGCTGCATTATTTACACCTCCTTCTGAAGTAGGGTTGTTGTATCCAGAACCAGAAGAGGCAAGTGGTAGTAAGGTCATCGTAGCACTAGGTGTATCTGATGTAGATCCTGTAAAAGTAACGTCGGGGAGCACTCGCCAAACAAAAGAAAACCTATCCCCAGTATCTATATCAAACTGAGAGGAAGATATATACGAGTCAATTGCTACAGGATTAGATGCCTCTGCGTCGTCCACTCCAGACTCATGTAACACTAATTTGTTATTGTACGTTGCTGCTATAGGGTTAATGCGCACTTCAGAGTCAAGCCAAGCTGTGCGCCCCATAGTTCCGTAATACCATATATTTTGCACGTAATTGTAGACAACATAACGATCAATCTGTTCTGAACCAGAGGAACAATAAAACCACCAAACTTCATTGTATTGTTCATTTGTGCCCGCGTGTACTTGTTGGTACTGTTCTTCGTTTATATCATTAAATATATACCGTTTAACTGAACAGGGCAAAGGCTGCACTCTACCATCATACATATAAAACTTACCGAGTCCCATCCAAAAAGATATACCCGCAGAATAAGCAACCGCATTTTGAGACGCTATAGATATATTATCTCCAACTAACTGTGTACTCCATATCCCACTACCAAACCCTACATATTGCATAGAGTACAAAGCCGAATCAGTCCAAACTAGAATCTCTTGTCGTGATTGTTTAGCAGTAATTATTTCACTGCCTTTTGATAATCTAACATCACCCGCTTGATTAACATCTGAAGGCGTCCAGTTAGTTACATCTTCTTGATCTGACCAGCGTATAAGTAAAGGGTCTTGTGTAGAAGTACCTAGCGTGTTTGCTCCAAAACAAAAAGTAAAACGGCTAGTGTCTGAAACTAGTACATAATTTTGTATAGTTGGCACATTGGAAGCCCCACTAAGTGAAGATACTAGTACCGCACGGGTACTCACGCCTGTAGAGCTATCCCAATAATATAGCGCTCCTCCACGAGGGCCGAATACTAAATCCTCTCCAAATGTGTTTTGACTCCACAATCTAATACCTTCTAAGTCAGCCGTAGATGTAGTGCCTGTACCCCATACACCTGTGCTCCACGGACCTGCGCCCCAACCAGAAACGGGAACTGCGACTGATGGGCCAGTTGATATCTGATACTTACCAACAGTAGAGGAACCTCCATTGCCCGTATCTGAAGAGTTTGCGGTAGCAGTAGCAGTAATAGTAAAAGTATTTCCTGTAGGTACGGTTACAATTACGTATTCTTTATTAAGTACATCAGCAGTTATATTTCCTCCAAGAGAAGCAGCGCCGCTAAAAGTAACATAATCCCCTACTGCCGCTCCGTGGCTTGCATCTGTAACAGTTATTGTGGCAGTCCCATTTACTGCAGCAAATGTAACATCTCCAGCGGCTGTAGTAGCACGGAGCGGTGTAACATCATAATAAATACCCCCCTGCTCTATGTAATATTTTATATTAGTACCGACAGAAGTAAAAAGCTCTTGAGATAAATTTACCCAACTAAATAACGATCTACATACACCTATAAAAGTATTGTTAGATAATTTAGACCAACCACCAATCTTTTCCGGGTAACCCGCTCGAAAGCGTACCTTATCCATTTCATACCAGCCACCTTCATTGCTGTATACAGTAGCTTCTTTGTCTATTCCCGGTTTAAATTTTAGTTGCTGCAGTGGCATTATTATATCCTACATAGAAGAGCCAGATAGTGGCACAGAAGTTACAGAAATTTTAACGCTTTGTTTTAATTGGAGCGATGCTCCACAATCACCGCAAGTATCTGCTGATAATTCGGCTTCATCTAGATCGTACCCACAGTTACGGCACACTATCTCTACTTCATGTGCGCTACGCACAACACCATTACTAAGAGT